ATACGCACAGGTTTCTGGAGTGTGTTTGTAATGGCGAAATATAACTATGGTAAGACATTTAAGAAGAACGGCAAGTTAGTACGATATCGTTATACGAATAAGAAAAAGAGTACGAAAAAACTTGTTCCGGCTAAGAAATCACGAAGGTGATGTGTTGGCTCGAAATGACGATGAGGAATTTGAAGAGTGGGCGGATAAGATACAAGGGTTGTTTTTGGCCCTTGTAGGCGCAGTTGGTATGATTAAACTGCGAGCCCATTACAAGATGGTTGGTTATCATTATGCTATTGCATTGGCAGCTCGTCTCGGAGTTGACGCCGCTGGAGTTATCATCGCTCACCAGATTGACGGACAGTCTGGTGTTGACGCATGGCGGGAATATTCTAATGATGTATTCTCGGTGGACGAATTTGGACTTATTCCTGATCCTATTGCCGTTATTGAGTCTATTGCTGAATCGGAAATGATGATTAGGGAACATTATGGTACAGATGCTGCTGTTCAGCGGTTTGCTGTTCAGGGTTCAGCATCGATTAAGAGACAAGCTTTAACAACAGGATTTTCTAATGTTAGTAAGGTTGTTCGTAGAGGATTTCCTTCAATCCGTACATTTACTTTATAGACCTGTGGATACACCGTGTATCCATGCTCAGGCTATATTGGAAGGTGAAAGTGAACGGAAAGTGGACGTATAGACCCATAAAATGGTTAGACGGCGTTCACGAAGAAGATGTGATTAAAGATTTATTTGATTACAACTAGGCAGTTAGACCGGAGGTAGAAGAATGAAGTGTACACGTTGTGGAACGAATGTAGATAGAGAAGCCACAGATCGTGGCATTTGTTTTGATTGCTATTGTCAATTAGATATGCAAGATTACGAAGCTCATCTTAGAGCTAGTTTGTTGGAGGAAGAGTAATGCCATTTTATCGAGAGAATGATCGTATAGGATGTGCGTTAGTTCCTGATGGTTACTCTTCACTCAAGAAGTCTGGAGTTTTATCCAGGCAATGGTGCTTGAAATGTGGATATCGATGTTGGGTATATCGTGGTCGGCGTTATCGATTTTTTGAGACTCGTCCGCAAATCCACACGGATTAAATCTTCATAATCCGAGCATTGGACCGAAGGTTCAATTAGTCGACGGCCCCCGGTGGCGTTTAGCGGCATCGAGATAGGTGCGTGTGGGGCCTGACCCTACCAAGCCTATTCTCGTGAATCGGGACAACTGTGCTCCGACAAGTTGTGGATTTATCCGGGCGGCGTGATGCCTTGGTTCCCAACCAAGCAGTGCGTGGGTGCTCAAGCCAAGAATTATATGGGGAATCCTATACCCCTTGATCTATGGCTAGAAAGAAAGGATACGCACGCAAAATGAAAAAGATAGAACCTGCAGTTCAGTCGTTTTTGGTAAATACACCTGTTGCTGAGGCAGGTTCAGTAACTACTAGTTACATAGATCTATCACAAATTGCTTCATTGTTGAATAGACGTTTTTACAGACAAGGACTTAATTGGGCTGTTTCAGGGATGAAAATATTCTCCCTAGCTACTGCAACTATTACTGTTAGTAAATTGCCTGAGACATGGGTTATGTCGAATTCTTGGGAGAAAGGATTTCGAACATGGCAACGTATGAATAGCGAAGCTATGGAAGAAACCGAGTCTATTAGACCAAGGTTTTTGGATTTTAAGATATTTGCTGATGCTGGTCATCATGATTCTGGTTCTGGGGCGAATTTGTTGCCACAGAATGTTTTAGGTGGCACTCCTTTGCAACCTGGAGAATGGGAGTATTCAAAATTTGTAGTTCCTGACGCACCTGGTGGAGCTGTTAATAATTTTGAGATTATTGCTACTGGTGCTTCTTATCCCGGTGGGGGATTTTCTGGACTCAATGCTGTGTCATTGATTGAAGGTTATGCTTCTTCTAGAGCTTTACCTAATATTGCAGATCCGAATGTACCTGATGATGTTGCAGATGCCAACGGTCCAACTCCTGAGAATTGGATGTCGGCAGTGTTTAACGAAGGCACCAATCAGGATGACCAGGTACTAGATGATATGAGGACTGAGAATGATTTGGCTCCATATCCTTTCGAGAATGCACAGGTACCTGGTGCACCACCGGGTACTGTGTTTACTGACACGATGTATCCTAATGGCGCTAATCAATTTAGTGGACTTCAGTTGCACGATTTTGAAACGATTAGCGGAACCACTATTGGTGGTATTACACGTGTTAAAGGCGGAATGTTTCCATGTGGATTGATTAGAATTGACCATACACCTACGGAAACTTCGGCTAACATTGGTATTCAGATAGATTTAGTTCCTGGTAGTCACAGAGGATATCTTTGTGAACCAATGACGGAGATGTGATTTTATGAATACGAAAATTGAAACTGCAATTGAAGTAACACGATGGGCTTCTATCGTGGATCACTTACGTAATAACAGAATAGAATATTTGTTGTTAATGGGAATCCTACACATTGTAGGTTTAACACAAAAAGTATACGCACAGGTTTCTGGAGTGTGTTTGTAATGGCGAAATATAACTATGGTAAGACATTTAAGAAGAACGGCAAGTTAGTACGATATCGTTATACGAATAAGAAAAAGAGTACGAAAAAACTT